TATGGTTCTTTAAGCGCACTAACGAAACGCTAACAACCAAAACAGAAAAGTTTAAAAAGAATATAATTAGCGGTGCAAGTTACAGCATAAGTAACCACCAAGATAAGACACTAACTAAAAACGGTAAAGAGAAACTAACACTAAATACTGGCTACTACCCAGAAGCTTACAACGAGGTATTTAAAGAAATGCAACTAAGCGAAGATTGTTGGATTGAAATAAACTCCAAGACCTTACCGATACAAGTTACAAGTAGTTCATTTGCTTATAAGACACAACTAAACGACAAGATAATAAACTACACAATAGAAATAGAGTTTGCTTTTGACACCATAAACAACATACGCTAAATGCAGATACTTGAGTTATATATAAGGGATGGTATAAAGTACCCAGAGTTTGGCACAAGCGCAGCTACAAGCACTTCTACAAGTAATTTAGTAGATGCTACTGCTGATTTTACAAGTGGTGTAAAAGTTGGCTATATTGTGTTTAACAAAACAGATGGAACAAGCGCAAAGGTAACAGCGGTTACAAACGCAACTACTTTAGCTTTATCTGCTGATATATTTGCAAGTGGCGAACTATACCAAATTAAAAGCGACTTTGTTAGGCTTGATATGTTTAACGATGAAAGTGTTACCATTACAGACAGTATAAAGAACACTAAGGACATTTCTAAAGTGTTTACTCCATTCTCTCAGCAGTTTAATGTACCAGCCTCAAAGCATAACACAAAACTATTTAGACATTACGAAGATAACGACGTTGTAAATAGCTTCGATGCAAGGTTTAGGGTTGATGCCTTAATAAAGCTAAATGGTGCAGACTACAAAAAAGGTAAGCTAAGGCTTAATAGCGTTTCAATGAAAGACAATAAAGCGCACTCGTATAAGTTGGTTTTCTTTGGCGAAACAATAGAACTAAAAGACATCTTAGGCGATGACGATTTAAGTAGGCTTGAGTTCCCAAGTAGTTTAAATTTCGATTACGATTACACCACAATAAAAAGCAAGTTTACTTCTTCGGCTGGGGATGTTTGCTTTCCGCTTATAACGCATAGTAAAAATATGCGCTTTTCTAATAGTGGATATGAAAGCACAAATAACGAAAAGTTAAACCAGTTTGATATTAAACCAGCTTTAAAAGTTAAAAAGATAATAGAGGCAATAGAAACCACTTACGACATTGACTTGTCAAATGACTTCTTTAACTCTACTGAGTTCAACAATATTTATATGTGGCTTCACAGAGAAAGCGGTTTTATGAGTAACGCTGACGAGGGTGGGGGGTTACAAACTTTAGAGGCGAGATTTCATTTGCCAACTGACGCTGGTTTGGACTTTGATAGCGGAACGGATGTTAGACCAGTTAGTATATATGGACACACTGTTGGGCGTAGGTTAAAATTAAATTTTGATATTGATGCTGGTGTTTCTGATGAATTTAACTTAACAATTTTAAGAAGTTCAGATAACGCTGTTTTGTTTGAAGAAGATTATACTGGCGCACAAGACTTTGACCTTTTATTTACTACTTTTGACGTTTTTGGTATTGCTTATGGAGAGGGTGTTTTTGATGTAAAAATACTTTTAACAACAGCCAGTACATTATTATTTTCAGAAATAGAGATAACAGCGGGGGTACAAGACCTTGCTGGTTTTTTTAGTACAACAGATGTTGCGAGTGGAGTATATACTTTATCTTCTTTAACTACTTCAAACCAAGTCATAATATCAAGGCAAATACCTAAGATGAAAGTCATTGACTTTTTAACAAACATATTTAAAATGTTTAATCTTGTGGCTTACAAAGAAGATGGTCAAATACAAGCGTTGCCCTTTAACGATTTTAACGCACAAGGTACAAGCTATGATATTACGCAATATGTAGACACTTCTAAAAGCACAATAGAAAAAGTTTTAAAATACAAAAATGTTAAGTTTGGGTTTAAAAGCAAACAGAGTTTTTTAATACAAAACCAACAAGATATTTTAGGCAATGATTTTGCTGGGGAAAGCTACCCAGCTTCTAATGACAATGAATGGGATGGCGGAGAATTTAAAGTGGAGTTAGATTTTGAGAAAATGCTTTACGAAAGATTGTCAAACTCAAATACTGGTGCTTTAAGCGATATTTGTCAAGGTGCTATGTTAGACAAAGATTTTAATGCTACTATTGGTGCGCCTTTACTTTTGTATATAAAAAACCAAACAACTTCAGGATTTCATTTTCAGAACGGTGCTGGCGGTGGACACGAAACCATTACAACTTACAATAGACCAAGCCAGATATTTGTGCCTACAAGTGGAACTGTAGCGGCTACTTCAAGTTCTTTAAACTTTGGTGTTGAGATAGACGAATTTTTTAGAGAGGTAAAAGGAATTAACTTATTTTCTAAATATTATGCTGACTACTTGCTTAGCATATACAACAGACAAGGTAGAATAAAAAAGGTAGAAGCTTATTTGCCTTTGCATATACTATTGAAATACAACCTCAACGATAAGTTTATTATAGGTAATAAGTCTTACAGAATAAACTCAATAAAAACTAACCTACTAACAAACAAAAGTTCTTTAGAATTATACACTTTAAGCGAAAGTGCAACTGGTGTTTCAAATTCACAATTATCATTTTTACCAAGATTAGCACAGCCTACTTTAGTAAATAAAAATACTACCTCTATACAAATAACTTGGACGGTTTTAGCAGACCCAGTAGCAAACAACATAACTGGCTATGATGTACTGCAAGACGATGAACTTATAGCAACGCTGTCAACCTCAAGTAAAAATTACACTTTCACTGGTTTAACATCTGGTATAACATACAAGTTAGCGGTAAGGGTTAGATACACAATAAGTAGCACCGTAGTATTTTCAGAGGATGCAATAATATTTGAAACAACAGACTAACAATGATAAAACAAATACTTGAACTTTTAAAACACGCAAACGGAGAAACAGAAACAATCCGTATAGCACAAGGTAAGCACAAACTACCTACAACACTAAAAGAGGGATATAAAGCACTTAAACAAGAAATACAATGGCAGAAGAAAGAACAATTAACCTAAATGTAAATACTAAGGGCGCACAAAAAGAAGTTAAGAACTTAGAAAAAGCAGTTGAGGGTGTAAACGAAGAAGTAAAAGAAACAAGTGCATCTACTGAGCAAATGGGTGGTGCGCTTGACAGTGCAACTGGTGGTGCTATTACTAAGTTTAAAGGTTTAAAAAGCGGTTTAAAAGGCGTTATAACAAGTTTTAAAAGTTTAAGAGTTGCAATTATAGCGACTGGTATAGGTGCTTTACTTATAGCTGTTGTTGCTTTAGGTCAAGCATTTACAAGAAGCGAAGAAGGACAAAATAAGTTTGCTAAAATACTTGCTGTTATTGGTAGTGTTGTAGACAACCTATTAGACGTACTTGCTAATTTAGGGGAAAGTATAATATCTGTATTTGAAAACCCTAAACAAGCCTTAAAGGACTTTACAAAATTAATTAAAGAAAACCTAATAAATAGGTTTGAGGGTTTACTTGAACTAATACCAAACTTAGGTAAAGCAGTAAGCCTTTTATTTAAAGGAGAGTTTAGTGCTGCTGGTAAGGTGGCAGCTGATGCAGTCGGTAAAGTTACACTTGGTGTAGATAGCATTACAGACAGCGTTGGCGAGGCAGTAGAAAAAGTAAAAGAGTTTGGTAAAGAGGTCGCTAAAGATGCGACAGCAGCTGGAAAGATAGCCGATGCAAGAGCTAAGGCTGAGAAAATGACAAGAAACTTAATTGTAGAAAGAGCCGAAGCAGAAAGAAAGATAGCAGAGATAAGGGAAAAAGCAGCAGACAAAGAAAACTTTACAGCAGCACAAAGGATAGAACTTTTAAAAGAAGCTGGTGCAATAAGTGAGGACTTAGCAAACAAAGAAACAGAAGTAGCAAAACTAAGACTTGATGCAAAGGTTTTAGAAAACTCATTAGCAAAAAGTAACAAACAAGCCTTAGATGAAGAAGCGCAACTTAAAGCAGATTTAATTAATAAAGAAACTCAGAGGCTTAAACTACAAAAAGCCTTAACAGCAGAAGTAACAACAGCAGTACGAGAAAACAACGCAGAACAAAAAGCAATATCAGATAAAAAAGCTGCTGATGATAAAGAACGAAAAGACAAACAAGCTAAGGAAGATAAAGAAAGAAAAGACAAAGAAGCCAAAGAAGATAAAGAGAGGAAAGAAAGACAAATAGAAGTAGATAAAATTGTAGGCGAAGCACAAGAACAGATACAACTTGCACAATTAGACAACGCACAAAGGGGTTTTCAGTTATTAGCTGGTTTAGCTGGTAAAAATAAAGGACTTCAAGCTGCTGCAATTATAGGCGAGAACGCTGTTGGTATTGCCAAACAAGTTATATCTACACAAGCGGCAAATAGGGCGGTAGATTTAAAATATGCTTTAATACCTGGTGGGGTTGCTTTAGCTGCTGCTGAAAAATCTATAAATAGAATTTCTTTAGGTATTGGCGTAGCTTCTTCAGTTGCTGCAACTGCTAAGGCTTTATCTGCTTTAAAAAGTGGTGGTTCTGCTGCTGGTGCTTCAGCCGCTGGTGGTGGCGGTGGTACAGAGCCACAAGCACCATCCTTTAACATAGTAGGCGCAAGTGATACAAATCAATTAGCTGATGCGATAGGCGGACAGACACAACAACCAGTACAAGCGTTTGTAGTAGCCAATGACGTAACAACAGCACAGAGCCTTGAAAATAACATAGTCGAGGGCGCAACATTATAAATACAAAATAAATTTAAATCTATTATATATTAATATGCGAATTGTAGAACTCATTTTAGACGAAGACCAAGAAATAGGGATAGAAGCTATTAGCGTAGTAGAAAACCCAGCAATAGAAGAAGACTTTATTGCACTTAAATCACAAGAGTTTAAACTTGCAGAGGTAGACAAAGAGAAGCGCATTTTAATGGGTGCGTTACTTATACCAAACAAGCCTATATACAGACGTAATGGCGAAGATGAGTACTACATATATTTCTCAAAAGATACTGTCTTAAAAGCCTCGCAAATGTACTTAATGCAAGGAAAACAAAACAACTCAACTTTAGAACACCAATACGAATTAAATGGACTTAGTTTAGTAGAAAGTTGGCTTGTAGAAGATAAGGTACACGACAAAAGTGTAAAGTATGGTATGGATTTGCCACTTGGTACTTGGGTAGGTGCTGTAAAAGTAAACAACGACCAAATCTGGAATGAGTTTGTAAAGACTGGCAAGGTTAAAGGTTTTAGTATAGAGGGTTACTTTGCTGACAAGATGGAACGCCCTAAAGAAAGCATAAAAGACGAACTTGCTAAGATAGAAGAAGCCGAAGCAGAATATTTACTTGCACAAGTTAAGGCTATTATTAAAAGTGATAAAAGATACAAGAGCGGTAAAAAGACAACCTTAGAAAGCTTTACAGATTACCCAGACGCGGTTAAGAACAACGCTAAACGTGGCATAGACCTCAACAAAAAAGTAAACAACAAATGCGCTACTGAGGTTGGTAAGATACGAGCGCAACAATTAGCACAAGGAAAACCAATAAGTGAAGAAACAATTAAGCGTATGTATTCCTACTTGTCAAGAGCAGAAGAATACTATGACGAAAGCGACAAAGAAGCGTGTGGCACTATTTCTTATTTATTGTGGGGTGGTAAAGCTGGTAAGCGATACGCTGCTAAGAAACTAAAAGAGTTTGGGGAGTTAAGCCTTGCTTCTATGACTGTAAACGAGGACTTTGCTATTATAGACGACCGCTTGGCTTATTCAACAGAAGAAAAAGCTAAAGAGATGTCCGCTAACATAGGATGCGAAGGAATACACACTCACGACTACGAGGGTAAGACTTGGTATATGCCTTGCGAACAGCACAGCGTTGATATGTATGGTAAATGTCCTAAAGGCTTTAAGAAGAAAAACGGAAAATGCGTAAGGTAATATGCTAAGAAGAATTAAAAGATTTATAACACCAAGTAAAACAAGTCCAAAGGGAAGTCGTAGAGGCGGTTGCTTGTGTGCTGATAACACTTACAAAACCAAGTGCTGCGATGGAAGTCTAAGGGCGCAAGGTATCGGTAATATTTAAAAATGCAAAATTAATTTTTAACACTTATATATTAATATGAATAAAAATGATATGATATCAAAAATCAAAGAAGTTGTAGGCTTGTCCGAAGAGATTAAGCTTGAGCAACAAACTTTAGAGAACGGTACTATCTTGGAAGCTGAAAGTTTTGAAGCTGGTCAAGAAATATTTATCGTTTCTGAAGATGAGAAAATTGCCGTACCGGTTGGGAGATACCAAATGGAAGACGGACGTATTTTAGTAGTAGCTGAAGAGGGTCTTATTGCTGAGATTAAAGCAGAGGAAGAAGAAGAAGAAGAAGTAGAGGCTAAAGAAGAACTTGAAGAAGAAAAAGAAGAAATGGCTTACGCTACTAAAGAAGAACTTGCTGAGGTTAAAGAAATGATTGAAGAAATTAAAGCTATGCTTGAGCCAAAGGAAGAAATGAGTGCTGATGACTTAGGAAACCTTATGACTGAGGAACTTGCTAAACACGACAAATTAGAGTTAAGCGAAGTACCAGAAGAAGTGCAAGAGGAACTAAACCAACCAGCGGCTGAGCCAATTAAGGCTAACCCAGAGGTACAAACAAAACAAAATTTCAAGTTTGCTACAAAAAGAAAACTAAGCACACTTGATAGAGTAATGAACAAAATAATTAACAACTAAATTTAAATTAAATGGCTAATCCAACAATTACTGCCTCTAGCTATGCTGGAGAATTTGCTGGGAAGTACTTAGGTGCTGCCCTATTATCTGCATCAACGCTTGACGCTGGTGCTGTAACAATCTTGCCTAACATCAAGTATAAAGCTGCTATGAAAGTAGGTGCTTTTTCTAACTTGGTTCGTTCTGCGGATTGTGATTTTGATGCTACTACTTCTGGTCTTACTTTGACTGAGAAAGTATTAACACCAACTGAACTACAAGTAAACCTACAAATCTGTAAGAAAGAATTACATTCAGATTGGGAAGCTGCTCAAATGGGCTTTAGTGCTTTTGACCAACTACCACCTTTATTCTCTGACTATGTTATCTCAAGAGTAGCTGCTGAGGTTGCCAACGCAACTGAAACTTCTATTTGGCAAGGTGCTGCTGGAGAAGGAAACTTTGATGGCTTTGATGCTTTACTAACTGCTGATGGTGGTGCTGACGTTGCAGAGGGAACTGTAACAAGTGCTAACGTAATTGCTGAGTTAGGGAAGATTGTAGATGCTGCACCTTCAACTATCTTAGGAAAAGAAGATTTAACGCTTTACGTTTCAAATAACATCGCAAGAGCATACATTCGCGCTTTAGGTGGCTTCGCTGCTACTATTGGCGGTGCTGGTGTAGATAACAAAGGAACAACTTGGTACAATGGTGGCGAGTTATCTTTTGAAGGTATCAACATCTTTGTAGCTAAAGGACTTGCAAATAACAAAGCTATATTGGCTCAGAAGTCTAACTTGTTCTTTGGAACTGGTCTTTTAGATGACAGAAACGAAGTTAAGGTTATTGATATGGCTGATATCGATGGCTCTCAAAACGTCCGAGTAGTAATGAGATATACTGCTGGGGTACAATACGGAGTTAGAGGCGATATCGTACTTTATTCTTAATAAATTAATTAACTAACATAAATTAGGGTGGGCAAAACTGCCTACCCTTTTTTATTAAATCTAAAAAATATGGCTTGTGCAATAACAAAAGGTCGAGGGGTTGGATGTAAGACCGCCTTTGCTGGAATTAAAAATATTTACATCTTAGATTATAGTGCTGCAATTGCTGCTTTAGGCGATAGTAGTGGTACTATAACACTACCAACGGACAACTCTGCTGAGTTCTTCAAGTTTGAAGTAAAGGGCGGTTTAAGTTCTTTAGAAACTGCTGTAACATCAAGCAGAGAAAATGGAACTACTTTTTACGAAAGTACTTTAAATGTTACTTTTCAGAACTTAGACGTAGCGACACAAGAAGAGATTAAACTCTTAAATAGAGGTAGAGCGCACTATGTAGTAGAATTGTACCCTGATGGTGCTGGTAATACTAAGCGTTTGTTAGTAGGTAGAGATAATGGTGCTGAAATTACTGGCGGAACTATCGTTACTGGTGCTGCACCTGGGGATTTACAAGGCTTCACTTTAACAGCAGTAGCAACTGAGGTTTTTCCTCCGTTCTTCTGTACTGAGCCAGACGTAAGTGCTGTAACACCAATAAGTCCAGCATAGTAGTTTATTTATATTATGTTTATGTTTAAAATTAGCCTTTCTTTTTAGAGGGGCTTTTTTTATGCCCAACAGATAAGAAATAAAAAAAATTAAAAAAACTTGTTTATAATTTGTTTATAACAATAAATGTTTTGTATATTTGTAATGTAAAACAAAAAAAATTATGACAACCTTAGAAAAAATAAACAAATTAGTAGAAAGCGGTAAGGTCTACGAATATTCAAACAGATGTTGGTTTACTTGCTATATGACTTATTCTAAACTAACTAAAAAAGAAAAAAGCGAGGTTGTAATGGTTGAGGGCAAGGCTAACGGTTATCTACATTATTGGCTGCAAGTTAATGGTGTAACAGTAGACCCCCACTACAAGCTTATAGAGGACGACTTACAAGTAGAAGAAGAATATACTTACGAGCCTAAAAAATTAATAGACCTATCCTCTTTGAAAGTGAATAAAGACAACTACGAAGAAAAACCCGCTTATAATTGGTTAGGTCGTGAGAAGTGGTCTAAGGTTTACGACTTGTCTTTATAAAAAGATAAGTATAAAAACAAATACAAACATCCTTACAGAAATGTAGGGGTTTTTTTATACAAAATAAAATAGTTTTGTTTATATATTAGTATGAAGATTATAGGAACTAATGGCGATAAAACTTTTAAGGTTATACCACGTCAATTTGTAAGCGGTGCAATTACTATAAACCTAACAAGTGAAAGTACTGGCGCAACTATAAATAAAACACCTACTGCTTCAACAGATGGCAATTATATGTCATTTGTAGCCGCTTTCGGTACATTAACTGAGGGCGATTTTTATATGCTTGAGGTAAAGAATGGTGCTGCTGTAATTTACAAAGACAAAGTATTTTGCACAGACCAAACTATAAACCAAGCTAACAACGATTACTATTCTGTTAATGATGGCGAATACACCACAGAGAATAGCTTTGATAACGATTATATTATTTTATGAACGATTTAAGAATAGTTAATTTAAGCAGTTACACAAGTCCGGAGATTGTAGAGAAGTCTAACAAGCAATGGGTAGCCTATGGAAGCGACAACAATTACTTCCAATACCTAATAGACCGCTACAACGGAAGCCCTACAAACAACGCTATTATTAATGGTGTTAGTCAAATGATTTACGGAAAAGGCTTAGATGCTTTAGACAGCAATAAAAAGCCAGAGGCTTACGCTAAAATGATTACTTTATTTAAAAAGGATTGTGTGCGCAAGTTGTGTTACGACCTTAAACTTATGGGTCAATGCTCAATACAAGTTATTTACAGTAAGGATAGAAAAACAATAGCACAAGTAGAACACATCCCAGTAGAGAATTTAAGAGCTGAGAAGTGTAACGAGAAAGGCGAAATAACTGCCTACTATTACAGTGATGATTGGAGTAATGTAAAACCAAGAACAGAACTAAAACGCATACCAGCTTTTGGCTATTCAAAAGAAAGTATTGAGATTATTTACATTAAGCCTTACAGAGCTGGGTATAAATACTATTCAAGTCCTGACTATCAAGGTGGTTTGCAGTATGCAGAGTTAGAAGAAGAAATATCTAACTACCACTTAAACAACATCCTTAATGGTTTAGCACCATCAATGTTAATTAACTTTAACAACGGAACACCAAACGCTGAAGAACGTCAAAACTTAGAAAACCGTATCTACTCTAAATTTAGTGGCTCAAGCAACGCTGGTAAATTTATACTTGCCTTTAACGACAACGCAGAGAGCCAAGCTACAATAGAGCCAATACAATTAAGTGATGCACATAACCAATACCAATTCTTAAGTGATGAGAGTGGTAAAAAGATAATGGTAGCACATAGAGTTGTAAGTCCAATGCTTTTAGGAATTAAAGACAGTACTGGTTTGGGTAATAATGCAGATGAACTAAAAACTGCCTCTACTCTTATGGATAATTTAAATATTAGACCATTTCAGCACCTTTTAATAGATGCCTTTGATAGTATATTAGCTTTTAATAATATCTCTTTAAAACTATACTTTAAGACCTTACAACCGCTTGAATTTACAGACCTTGAAAACGTAGAGGACGAAGAAACAAGGGAAGAAGAAACTGGTGTAAAATTAGCCAAAGACTTACCAAAGGAATTAGGTAGCGATATAGCAGATGCCTTAATAGACTTAGGACAAGACGAAGCAGACCTTTTAAGCGACTTTGACGTAATGGATGAGCGCGAAGTAAACTATGACGAAGAAGATGGCTTAGACGAGGTAATTACGGACTTAAACAAACCAAAAGAAAAAAGCACACTTGCTAAAATCTGGGAGTTTGTAAGTACTGGTAGCGCAAAGCCTTTCAGAGAAAGTGAACAAGATGGCGAAAGTAAACAAGAAGCAGAAGAGGGTAACACTTTTTTAGTAAGGTATATGTATTCTCCACAAAGATACAGCGCAAATTCAAGACCATTCTGTAAAAAGATGGTAGATGCTAAAAAGGTTTACCGCAAGGAAGATATTATCTCAATGGACACAAAAGTAGTCAATGCTGGTTTTGGTAAAGGTGGAAGCGACACATATAGCATCTGGTTGTACAAAGGCGGTGCAAGGTGTCAGCATAAATGGCTTCGTAAGACGTATGTACGCAAGGATGGTGCTAAAGGTTTAGGCGATGCAATCACAACAACAGAAGCAAGGTCAAGAGGTTTCAAGCCAGAGGCAAACGCTCAGAAAGTACCAGTAGCACCAAAGGATATGAAGTATAAAGGTTATACCGCTGAATATTGGAACAAAATAGGATTTAAGAACTAATGGCAACAGCACTATTTATAAACAGAACGGACTTAGTTAAAAACTCTATCATTGATGGGAATGTAGACACAGATAAGTTTATACAATTTATCAAGGTCGCACAGCAAATCGACATCCAGAACTTGTTAGGCACAGACCTTTACAACAAGATAAGTGCTGATATTGTTGCTGGTACTTTGGCTGGTAATTATTTAACCTTAGTAAACACATACGTTCAACCTACTTTAATATGGTTTGCACAAATG